GAATAGACGTTGGAGTTTTAAAATCTCAAGTATCGACATTAACCACACTCTGCGGTAAAATGGATACAGTAATAGACAAACTAATAGAACAACACGATAGACATATTGCTAAGGTGTATACCGATATGGATGCTAGGCGAAAAGAAACTGACAGTGATATTAAAGAAATACACGGTAGAATAGATACCGTTATTGATAAGTTACAATTATCCGAACTGAGGATAATGGAAGAGTTAAAAGAACTCGGAAAAGAAATGAAAAAAGCCCATGAAGATGAAGATAAGGCATTAACATCATTGTTGCAATGGAAGTGGATGATTGCCGGTGGCATACTTGTGCTTTCATGGTTGATTTCTCACATACATTATGATACAATAGAACATCTATTAAAATAATCACTTAACTTTACTTTATATTATGAGCGTTATTATTGACAGAAGTTTTCTGCTTCAAGTGTCTTCTCGCCTGAGTATGTTTGCTCAAAAGAAAGACGACTTGTTCAACTTTCGTTGCCCATTCTGCGGTGACTCACAAAAACACAAAACAAAAGCAAGAGGGTACATCTATCGTAAGAAAGATGACTACTTCTATATGTGTCACAATTGTAGTATCTCTACATCATTTTATAATTTCTTAGACAAAGTAAGTCCCGATAAAGTAAAAGAATATACCTTTGAAAGATTTAAAAACAGTACAATAGGACAGAATACAAATGTACCTAAAATCAAAAAAATTGATACTGAATTAGAAAGTAGTGTACCAGTATTCAAAAGAAGATTANATATACCGTCAATNGAATCTTTACCNGAAGAACATTANGCTAAAGTNTATGTCAATGAACGTCAAATTCCTAAACACTTNTTTTCCGACCTTTATTATGCTGAAGACTTTAAAAAATTTATAGCATCATTNAATATCGAAAAAGAAGGATTGATTGATAATGATCCTAGATTAATTATACCATTTTATGATAGCAATAAAAACTTAATAGCAGTTCAGGGTCGTGCTTTAGGTAAATCTAAACTACGATACATTACTGTGAAGTTATCTGAAGATGAAAATAAGTTCTTTGGGCTTGATAGGATCAACACAGAGAAGATGATTCGAGTAGTTGAGGGTCCTATAGACTCAATGTTCATTGAGAACGCCATAGCGACTGCTGATTCGAATCTAAGTGCGGCAAATAAGATATTCGACAAATCTAAAATTGTTTTGATTTTCGATAATGAGCCTAGAAATAAAGAAATTGTGAAATTGATGGAAAGGGCAATTGAAGAGCATTACAATGTTTTAATTTGGCCTGAAATGATAGAATCTAAAGACATTAATGATATGATTTTAAATGAATTTTCGGCAGATGTGATTGAAGATATCATCGAAAAACATACATATGTGAATTTAAGGGCAAAGATGGAATTTGTTAACTGGAAGAAGGTATAGAATAGCTATATAATAGACCATGGAGGTGAATGAATGAATAGTAAAATTAAAGAAACGGCAAACTCATTATTCAAAAAAGATGGGTTTTATGTTTACGAAAATGCAATTAGTCAGGATACGGTAGAATTGTTAAAAACACAATTCGAAATGCATATGAATACAAAGGCATTTAAAGATAGTGTCGAAGAATTGAATTACAAAACAATTACAAAATATTCGGATACGCAAGTACCTCATTCATATCCAATATATGGTCATCATGCATTTGAGAGTTTGATGATGGTAATTCAACCAAAAGTTGAAGAAGTTACCGGATTAAAATTATTTCCATGTTACACATATGCAAGAGCAATGTTTAAGGGTGCTATTATGTTAAAACATAAAGATAGACCTTCTTGCCAGTATTCAATTACCATGTGTATTGATGATGATAAAGATAATGAATACCCAATCTTTATGGAAAACTATGCCGGTGAAGTGCATGAAGTTTACCTTGCACCAGGTGATATGATAGTGTATAATGGAACTGAATTGAGTCATTGGCGTGAACGATATCTTGGTAAAAGGCAAATACAAGCCTTCTTACATTATGTTGATGCAAATGGAAAATACAAAGATTATAAATTCGATAAACGACCTATGTTAGGTCTACCAGCAGAAAATAAAAAATGAATCGTGTGAACTTAATAAATTATTCTCAAGGGAATAATGGTAATCTATTAGAACAGGTGGCATATGCGGCAAGAGTTTCAAATCCATCAAATCAAAATAATAACGATACTGCTGAAAAGTTGGTTCGTTATCTCATAAAAAATCAACATTGGTCTCCACTAGAAATGGTGAGCGTATGTTTAGAAATAAACACTACAAGAGATATAGCAAGACAAATTTTAAGACACCGTTCATTCTCATTCCAAGAGTTTTCTCAACGATATGCGGATGCTTCTCAATTGGGGTTTGAATTAAAGGAGGCTAGACTACAAGATACAAAAAATAGACAGAATAGTTTTGAGACTGATAATTTAGCATTACAAGCATGGTGGGAACAATATCAAAATAAAGTATTAGAGGTATGTAAAGATGCTTATGCATTTGCCTTAGATAAAGGAATTGCAAAAGAACAAGCGAGAGCAGTATTACCAGAAGGTATGACTAAGAGTAGAATGTATATGAACGGAACATTGCGTTCATGGGTTCACTACATACAACTTCGAACAGATAAAGCAACACAAAAGGAACATCGTGAAGTGGCAATTGCCTGTGCCCAAGCGATCAGAGAAATATTTCCCATGATAGAGGAATTTGTACAACAATAACAACAACAAGGCAGAATATGACAGAGTACGAAGGTATTAAGATAGATTTAAGTAGAGATAAATTATTTGACGAACTAGGAGTAAAAAGATTAAAAGAAAGTTACATGAAAGATGACGAAGAGTCACCACAACATCGTTTTGCGTTTGTTTCAAAATCTTTTGGAAGCAATGCCGAACATTCTCAAAGATTGTATGACTATGCTAGTAAACATTGGCTCTCTTATTCTACTCCTATCTTATCTTTCGGTAGGTCTAAGCGTGGTTTGCCTATTTCATGTTTTCTTAACTATATTGAAGATACTGCGGAGGGTTTAGTTGAAAACTTATCTGAAACTAATTGGTTGTCTATGTTGGGAGGTGGTGTAGGTATCGGCTTTGGTATTCGTTCTGCCGATGATAAGTCTACTGGTGTTATGCCACACCTTAAAATGTATGATGCGAGTTCTTTGGCATATCGGCAAGGTCGTACTCGCCGTGGTTCTTATGCCGCTTATCTCGATATCTCTCATCCTGACATCAATGGTTTTATTGAGTTGCGAAAGCCTACAGGAGACCCCAATATTAGGTGTTTAAATCTACATCATGGTATTAACATATCAGATTCATTTATGCAAATCATTGAAAGGTGTATGTTAGATCCTAATGCGGATGACTCTTGGGAATTAAAAGATCCTCATTCAGGCGAAGTTAGAGAAGTTGTTTCGGCAAAACATTTATGGGAACAAATCATTGAACTGCGTATGCATACAGGCGAACCTTACATTCACTTTATTGATACAAGTAATAGAAAATTGCCAAAGTGGCTAAAAGATAAAGGTTTGAAAGTACATCAATCTAATTTGTGTTCTGAAATTATTTTACCCACAAATGAAAAGCGTACCGCAGTATGTTGTTTATCCTCGTTGAATTTGGAGTATTATGATGAATGGAAAAATAATAAACAGTTTCTCAGAGATGTGGCTGAGATGCTCGATAATGTGTTACAATACTTTATTGACAATGCTCCGGATACTGTGGCAAGAGCCAAGTATTCTGCTATACGTGAGCGTTCTATTGGCGTGGGTGCTCTTGGGTTTCATGCTTATCTGCAAAGAAACAATATAGCATTTGAAAGCGTTGTTGCTAAAGTTGCAAACAATAAAATGTTTAAAAATATTAGAAAGGGTTTAGATGAAGCAAATCTACAATTGGGTAAAGAACGTGGTGAAGCACCGGATGCAGTTGGTACAGGCTTACGTTTTAGCCATCTTATGGCTATTGCTCCTAACGCAAGTTCCTCTATCATTATGGGTAATACTAGCCCTTCTGTGGAACCTTATCGTGCCAATGCTTATCGTCAGGATACTTTATCAGGCTCACATCTCAACAAAAACAAATACCTCGACAGACTCATCAAGTCAAAGCTAGGTATAGTAGATGATGTTCCTTCTGAAAAGTATAGTGACCTTTGGTCCTCTATTATTGCTAATGACGGTTCTGTTCAACATTTGGATATCCTCTCTGACATCGAAAAAGAAGTATTCAAAACATCAATGGAAATAGATCAACGATGGGTTATTGAACTTGCCGCAGATAGACAAGAATATATTGACCAAGCACAATCATTGAATTTATTTTTTAGACCAGATGCACACATTAAGTATCTTCATGCTATACATTTTATGGCATGGAAGAAAGGATTAAAAACCCTATACTATTGCCGTTCTGAAAAGATCGGTAAGGCCGATAAGGTATCAAAAAGAATTGAAAGACAAGTAATTAAAGAATTAGATATGACACAAGTTGCTCAAGGTAACGACTGTCTAGCATGTGAAGGATAAAAAAATGAAACCGACAATCGCAATGTTCATCAANGACCCAAAATGCTCAGTTCAATCTGGCAATGGTCTGATGAAGGCGCTTGGCGAACATTACAATTTNAAATTATTTTCTAAGAATGAAATGGAGGAAGGCTTCTTTGACAAGAATATTGACATAGTTGCTTTTCCTGGTGGGTTTGGTGATTCTGATTCATTNGATACATTACTTAAGCAAAATGGTAAGTATGTAAGAAANTTTGTCAGAAAAGGAGGTAAGTATCTAGGTATCTGTATGGGTGCGTTTTGGGCNGGCAGACATTATTTTAATTTATTAGAAGATGTTGATGTANNNCAATACATAACTCAACCAGGAACCTGTACTAGAAGACCTCATGCTAAGAATATGCCTACTACATGGTATGGCGGACTTATGCAACACAATATGTTCTTCTATGATGGGCCGACCTTTGTAGGTGATGGTGAGTTCACAACACTTGCTACATATACAAAGACTGCAATGCCAATGGCAATCAAACAAAAGAATATGGCTTTAATTGGTTGCCATCCTGAAAGTGAAGAATTTTGGTATGATAGTTATTCTTATATGAAAGGTAAATATCATGGTGGTATACAACACGATTTACTACTAGATGTAGTAAACGAACTTATGGAGATAAAATGATAGTGATTGATTTGCTTTTTGCAGGATTTATAACATGTATAGGGTGGTGGGGTGCAGAACATTATGTTATTGAACCTTATTTCCCACCGAGTATAGAACAACGAGAAGAAACAAAACGATGAAAAAAATTCTAAGATTTACTGCCGATTGGTGCAATCCGTGTAAACAATTAACTGAAAATATTGCTCGTTCGGAATTAACAGTTCCTATCGAAACAATTGACATTGATGAAAATACCGAATTAGCAACAAAGTATGGTGTTAGAAATTTACCGACTATGATACTGATGATTGATGACACAGAAATAGGTCGCCTCGTTGGCGTAAAAACACCAAAACAAATAAGAGAGTGGGCAGGTAAATGATAAAAAAAGTCGGAACAAATTTAACAGATACGAGAGACTCATTTAAACCTTTTAGCTATCCTTGGGCCTATGAAGCCTGGTTGAAACATGAACAATCACATTGGCTTCATACAGAAGTGCCTATGTTAGAGGATGAGAAAGATTGGAAAAAGAAATTAAAACCTGAAGAGAAGAAATTCTTAACACATATTTTTAGATTTTTTACACAAGGTGATATTGATGTTGCCGGTGGGTATGTTAATAATTATTTGCCATATTTTCCACAGCCTGAAGTTCGCATGATGTTACTTGGCTTTGCCGCAAGAGAGGCATTGCATATTGCCGCTTATTCGCATTTAATCGAGACTTTAGGTTTGCCAGATACAACATACAATGAATTTATGGAGTATGCGGCAATGAAAGAAAAGCATGATTATATTTTGAACATATCAGGACAAAATACAACAAAAGAAAATACAGCAACTCATATTGCTACGTTCTCAGCTTTTACCGAGGGTATGCAATTGTTCAGTTCGTTCATCATGCTCTTAAACTTTCCAAGACATGGTAAGATGAAAGGTATGGGTCAAATCGTTACATGGTCGATTGTAGATGAAACTCAACACACAGAAAACATGATTAAGTTGTTCAGGGCATATATTAATGAAAACAATGAAATATGGAATGACGAACTCAAAGGTCGTCTATATACTATCGCAGAGAAAATGGTACAATTAGAAGATAAGTTTATTGATTTAGCTTTTGACATGGGACCTATGGAAGATTTAACCTCTGAAGATGTTAAGTCATATATACGGTATATTGCAGACCGTAGATTAATATCTTTAGGTCTAAAGGGTATTTTCAAAGTCAAACGTAACCCATTGCCTTGGGTAGAAGAAATGATTAATGCGCCTACGCATACAAACTTCTTTGAGAATAGGTCGACAGATTACGCTAAAGGTGCATTACAAGGACATTGGAAAGATATTTGGGCACACTAATAATAATAAGGAAATAAAATGGAACGACAAGTCACTGGAGAATGTAGTAATTGCGAATCACATTATACGATTGCTTTTGTTGAAGAAATAGTTTCAGCCGAGTTACCTGAGTACTGCCCGTTTTGTGGCGAAACCATTGAAGAAATCATGGAAGACTATATAGATGATGATGACTTCAATGAGAACGAGGAATGGGACAACTAAACTGGACATACAAGGGTGAAGATTTTACAGAAGAAATGATTGGCGACAATTACGGCTTTGTATATCAAATAGTTAATGAATTTTCTGGTAAAAAATATATTGGTAAGAAATTCTTTTACTCATCTAAGACTAAACAGGTCAAAGGAAAGAAAAAACGATATAAAGTCTCCAGTGACTGGAAAACATATTATGGCAGTAATTCTGTTTTAAATGAAGATGTAACTACTATTGGGGTAGAAAAGTTTACGAGAGAAATATTACATTTATGCAAAACGAAAGGTGAATGTGGTTATCTTGAGGCTAAAGAGCAGTTTGTGAGAGGTGCGTTAGAGAGTGATTTGTATTACAACTCATGGATAATGGTAAGAGTTAGAAAATCACACATTAAGGATTATAATGTTAGACTATCTGAAGTTAGTTGAAAAATTTGATTTATTGTTTTTTGTTCCTAATGATGAGCATGAAAATGCAATGACAGTACGTGGAGAACAATACTTAGAGTTAGGTGAAGAAATTGATAAAACCTCTATAGGTCCTTCTTGGACCGTAATGTTGTTTAAATACAACGAAGAAGATGGTAATGTTATGGATTTAGACAGATTNGATGCAGTTTTATCTGAGCCTAGAGAATACGTTTCCACATTGATTCTCGATGATTGGTACGGTATAATTGCAAGAAGAACTACAAAATCTTCACAAATTATTGAAGAACTATTTGACAGTCTAAAGGAATTGTGTTAGAATCATATTTGTAATAACAGAAAGAATCTATGATTTTAATTGACATTAACCAAGTCGTGCTATCAGGTTTGATGGCCCAAATAGACCAGAAGAAAAGGTTTGATATGCCAGAAGAAATGTTTAGACATATTGTCCTAAACATTCTAAGGTCGCATGTTAAAAAATTTAAAAACAAATATGGTGAAGTTGTCATTTGTTGTGACAACAGAAAATATTGGCGTAAAGAAGTCTTTGAATTTTACAAGGCTAGCCGCAAAAAAAGCAGAGAGAAATCTAAATTAGATTGGCATTACATATTCGATATGCTAACTAAATTTAAAGATGAGATTAAGCAAAATATGCCATACAAGGTCATTGACGTTGAAGGTGCAGAAGCCGATGATATTATTGCAACTCTAGCTAATTCTACAACGAATCAAGAAAAGGTTTTGATATTATCAAGTGATAATGATTTTTTACAACTTCAAATTCGAAACAATGTATCTCAGTACAATCCTGCAACTAAAAAATTCATAGTGTCTGAGGCACCAATCAAAGATTTAAAAGCTAAAATCATTCAAGGTGATAAAGGTGATGGTATACCTAATATACTTTCTCCTGATGATACGTTTGTTTCTGGTGGCAGACAAAAAGCAATGACAGAGGCTAATCTCAATTTATTTTTGAATACAAATCCTCAAGAGTGGTCTGATGATGTTGCTAAAAAAGGTTTTGAACGTAACGAAAAATTAATTGACTTTCATTGTATACCGAAAGAGTTAAAAGAAAAGATTATGGCAGAGTATAATACAGTAAAGCCACAATCAAGACAAAAAATGTTCTCTTACTTTATTGACAAGAGACTTACTAACTTAATGGATGTTATAGAGGAATTTTAATGGCTACGAGAAACATATATGAAATTTTTGATGAGTTTGAAAAGGCAAAGAACCATCAAGAAAGAATGGATATCATTGGCAGAAATTTAAGCGGCACTCTTGTTGAAGTTTTGCGAATGACCTATCATCCAGAATTTCAATGGAAGATTACAGAGTTACCTACAGACT